CGCAATGTTGTATAATAAGTCCTACTCAGCTTCAGATGCTTCAGATAATTCTTTTGTTTATGTATTGTACTTTGAATATAAAACATTTAAGAATCAAGTTTATAAAATAAAAGATACATCTACTGGTGCTAGCAAGGCTATTAAAAAAGATGATACTTTTAATCCACCTAAAGATCAAAGAGCAAGATTTGAAAAAGTTTCAAGATCTATAGAGGTTATATACGAAGGTGCTAAAATCATTGGTCATAATAAATTGCTTAAATGGCAGTTAGCTGAAAATATGACTAGACCTAAAGCTGATACAACTAAAACACAATTTAGTTATAACATTGTAGCTCCTAGAATGTATAAAGGGGCAATTGAATCTTTAGTAAGCAGAATGACAACATTTGCTGATATGATTCAAATCACTCATTTAAAGCTGCAACAGGTTTTATCAAGAATGGTACCGGATGGAGTATTTTTAGATGCAGATGGTATTGCTGAAATTGATTTAGGCAATGGAACAAATTATAATCCGCAGGAAGCATTAAACATGTACTTCCAAACAGGTTCCGTTATTGGTAGATCAATGACTCAAGACGGTGAGTTTAACCACGGTAGAGTACCTATACAGGAATTACAAACATCAGGAGCTAATGCTAAAATATCTAGTTTAATAAATTCTTATAACTATTATTTGCAGATGATTCGTGATGTAACGGGTCTAAACGAAGCAAGAGATGGTAGTACTCCAGATAAAAACGCTTTAGTAGGTTTACAAAAAATAGCAGCAGCAAATTCAAATACTGCTACTAGACATATACTGCAAGCTGGATTATATTTAACTTTAAAAACAGCGGAAGCAGTTTCTTTAAGAATATCCGATGTTCTCGAGTATTCTAATACTAGAAATAATTTTATACAAAGTATTGGTAAATATAATGTTGGTATACTAAAAGATCTGGAGGATCTGCATTTGCATGATTTTGGTATATTTTTAGACTTAGCACCAGACGAAGAAGAAAAACAACTTTTAGAAAATAATATACAAATGGCTTTATCTAAAGATCAGATATTTTTAGAAGACGCTATTGATATTAGAAATATTAAAAACTTAAAGTTAGCAAACGAATTTTTAAAATTAAGAAGACGTAAGAAAGCTGCGGATGATAGACAACGCCAAGTAGAAAATATAAATCTACAATCAGAATCTAATGCAAAAGCAGCTCAAGCTGCAGCAGCGGCAGATGCGCAAAAAGAACAAGTTATAACTCAAACAAAAGCTCAGTTAAAAACAACAGAGCATACTCTTGAAATGCAAAAAATGGAACAAGAAGTTGCTTTTAAGAAAGAGCTTATGACGTATGAGTTTGAGCTAAGTAAGCAGCTTAAAGAACTAGATTTACAAGTAATTAAAGATAAAGAAACATTCAAGGAAGACCGCAAGGATAAAAGAACAAAAATCCAAGCGTCTCAACAGTCAGAATTGATTGACCAAAGAAAAAATAATAAACCACCAAAAGATTTTGAATCTTCAGGATTTGATACTCTTGGGGGATTTGGCTTAGAGCAGTTTGAGCCTAGATAAAAAGCTGCTATTAATTTTATAATATTATATCATGTCAGAGCAAACAGCCAAAGTCGTACAAGACGAAGAATTGTCTAGTGCGCAAAAAGAAGAAAAAGTTTTAGAATCTTCTGGAGTTAATACTAAAGAAAGTGAAGAAACTTATAAAGTAGACCTAAGTAAACCTTCTAAAAAAGAAGATGATACTTATAAGGTAGATTTAAGAGAAAAACCTAAAACAGAAGAAGATGCCATTCAAGAACAAAGCACAGATGAAAGCGTGTTACGCAGCAGCGAGCAAAGCGAAGAAAGCGGGCAAGACACCCAAGTGGAAGTGCAAGGAGTGGAAGAAGAAAACAAAGAAGAAGCTGAGGTAGTATTAGAAAGAATAGAAGATACTGAAGATACTGAAGAGCCTGAGCAAAAATTAGCCGAGCCTGAAAAACAAGAGATTATTCAGGAAGCTAAAGAAAACAATATTGAACTACCAGAAAATATACAAAAGGTAGTTGAATTTATGCAGGAAACCGGTGGTAGTCTTGAAGATTACGTAAGGTTAAATGCTGATTATAGTAATGTTGATGATTCAGCTTTATTATACGAATACTACAAGCAAACTAAATCTCACTTAGATAAAAGTGAAATTGATTTTTTAATTGATGATTCATTTTCTTTTGATGAAGAAATTGATGAAGAAAGAGATATTAAAAGAAAAAAGTTAGCTTATAAAGAAGAAATTGCAAAAGCAAAAAACTTTTTAGAAGATTTAAAGGGTAAATATTACGAAGAGGTCAAGTTGAGTTCTAAGTTAAATCCTGATCAGCAAAAAGCTATTGACTTTTTCAATCGATACAGTAAGGAGCAATCTGAAACTGAGGCTGTGCAACAAAAACAGCATGAGCATTTTAAAAATGTAACTAATAGTGTCTTTAACGAAGAATTCAAAGGTTTTGATTTTAAAGTAGGAGACTCAAAGTTTAGATACAAAGTAAATGATGTTCAAAAAGTAAAAGAAGTTCAAAGTGATTTAACTAATGTAGTAAGTAAGTTTTTAGATAATAATAACATGCTTTCTGACGCTAAAGGTTATCACAAGGCTTTATTTGCTGCACAGAATGCTGATGCTTTAGCAAACCATTTTTACCAACAAGGTAAAGCTGATGCAATAACACAACTACAATCAGAGTCTAAGAATATAAACATGGACCCTAGGAAAAGTGAAGTTATTGAAGCAGGTGGTATTAAAGTAAGAGCGATATCAGGAGAAGACAGTTCTAAGCTAAAAATTAAACTTAGAAAATAAACTTTAAAAACAAATAATTACAATGGCAATTATTACTCCAACTGGAGGCGCAAACCTAAATGCGGTACCTGCACCTTCAAAACAAACATTATCTTCAAACTACCTTTCTTTTACAGGTGGTGCGAACGATTGGTCTCAGCAATATCTACCCGAATTGTATGAAGCAGAAGTAGAGCGATATGGTGATCGTTCAGTTTCTTCTTTCTTACGTATGGTAGGTGCTGAAATGCCAATGACTTCTGATCAGGTCGTATGGTCTGAGCAAGGAAGACTACATTTATCTTATACTGGTACTCTTACAGCTGCTTCAGGTGCTATCGCAGTAACTGGGCATGCAGTACGTGTAGGCCAAACAATTGTTGTTTCTGACGGAACTACTACTGTAAAAGCTTATGTGTCTGCAGTTGCAACTGACGAGATTACAGCTAAAAGATATGACAAAGAGTTATTTAGTACTGATTCAGATTTTTCAGACGGAAGTGTAACACTTTTCGTTTATGGATCTGAGTTTTCTAAAGGAACTGCTGGAATGAATGAAGCTGTTACTCCTGAATTCCAATCTTTTACAAACCAACCAATTATCTTTAAAGATAAATATGAAGTATCAGGATCTGATGCATCTCAAATTGGATGGGTTGAAATTACTGGAGAAGCAGGACAGTCTGGTTACCTATGGTATCTAAAAGCTGAAGGAGATACACGTACTCGTTTTGAAGACTACCTAGAAATGGGAGTTGTTGAAGGTGAGAACGCTATCGCTGGATCTGGAGCTGCACTATCAGGTGTTAAAGGTACTGAAGGTTTGTTTGCTGCTATCGAAGACAGAGGTCATGTGACTGCTGGAGTTGATGGTAACGACGCAACTGAAGACTTAGCTGATTTTGATGAAATCTTAAAGAAACTTGACAAGCAAGGTGCTATTGAAGAAAACATGCTTTTCTTAAATCGTGCTGTATCATTAAATATTGATGATATGCTAGCTGCTCAAAATTCTTACGGATCAGGTGGTACTTCTTACGGTGTTTTCTCAAACAGCGAAGATATGGCACTTAACCTAGGATTTAGCGGATTCCGTAGAGGATCTTACGATTTCTATAAAACAGACTGGAAATATCTAAATGATGCTTCTACTCGTGGATTGATTACTGACATCCGTGGAGTATTAGTTCCTGCAGGTACTTCTACAATTTATGACCAAACGCTAGGTAAAAACATCAAGCGTCCATTCTTACACGTACGATACAGAGCTTCTGAAGCTGATGATCGAAAAATGAAGTCTTGGACAACTGGTTCAGTAGGTGGAGCTTTCACATCTGATTTAGATGCAATGGAAGTACACTATCTATCTGAAAGATGTTTAGTAGTGCAAGGTGCGAACAACTTTATGTTGTTGAACTAATAGTTCATATTTAAGATTGCCCCTGGTTAACTCCGGGGGTAACTCTTATTTTTTTTTAATTATTTAATCTTATTATATTATGGCAAAAGCTAAAACAGAAACTTCTAAATGGGAGTTAAAAGACAGAACGTATTTTTTAAAGGGTGGGAAATCACCATTAACATATACTATTAAAAGTAAAGGCATATTCTTTTTTGATGAACAAAAAGCAGAAGAAAGAGAACTTAAGTATGCTATTAACCAAAAAACACCGTTTGTTGATGAATTTGCGGGTAATGCTAGATTAGGACATATTGTTTTTGAGGATGGAACAATAACAGTACCTAAAGAAAAGCAATCATTACAAAAATTATTATCATTATACCATCCTGATAGAAATAAAATATACCAAGAATTTGATCCGCTATCGGTAGCAGAAGATGATCTTGATATTTTAGAACTTGAAATTGAAGCATTAAATACTGCCGCTTCTTTAGATATTGACAATGCTGAAGCTATTTTACGTACTGAGATTGGCTCTAGCGTGTCTAAGATGACTTCTAAGGAGCTTAAAAGAGATTTATTACTATTTGCTAAGAACGAGCCTGTGTTGTTCCTAGAGTTGGCTAATGACGAAAATATCAATATTAGAAATAAAGGTATTAGAGCTGTTGAAGCAAATATTATCTCTTTATCAAATGACCAACGTACTTTTAAATGGGCTAGTACTGGTAAAAAATTAATTACTGTACCATTTGAAGAAAATCCTTATTCTGCTTTAGCAGCATTCTTTAAAACAGATGAAGGTGTAGAAGTATATAAGTCAGTAGAAAAGAAACTTAAATAGTTACTCCTTGTAGTGGTTAGGCCATCTTCAGGGGTGGCTTAATTACTATAAATAATAAAAACAAATATGATTAGCGTAGATACAGTTTACCAAAAAGTATTATCGATTGTTAATAAAGAAAATAGAGGGTATATTACGCCACAAGAATTTAATTTATTTTCAAATCAATCTCAACTAGAAATATTTGAGCAGTATATTTTTGATCTTAGTCAATACATGAGATTAAAAGACAATAATACTGAATACGCTAACCTATACAAAATAGTTGATGAAAAATTAAGTAAATTTAAAACAGAAGGAAATTTAACTTATTCAACAGACCATTTTAATTTTCCTACAAATTTACATAAATTAGGTACAGTTATTTACGATAACGTTGAAGTAGAAAAAGTAGATAAAAAGCAACTACTTGAATATCAGTTATCTAAATTAACACAGCCTACAATTACTTCACCTGTATATATTCAAAATACAGCAAACGCAGCAAGCGATTGGTCTTTAAAAATTCACCCAACAAGTATTACTTCTAATGTATCATGTACATATATAAGAAAGCCTATACCACCTAACTGGGGTTATACAACCGTAGGAGGAAATGCATTATATAATGCTAGTACGTCAGTTAATTTTGAATTGCATGAGTCAGAAGAAACAACTTTATTATTAAAAATACTTTCTTATGCGGGATTAAACATTAAAGACAGTGCTATCGTACAGGTTGCTGATGGAAAAGAAAATAAAAAAATAACTCAAGAAAAGTCATAGTAAATGGGATTAATAACGCAAACAGCAAAACAATATTATACCGTAACTGAAAAGTTTACAGGGACTGGAAGTTTATCTACGTTTACTTTAACTTTTAATCCACTACCAACAGCAAAGTCAAAGTTTATTGTATTTATCGATTCTCAAGAAATAGATGACGATAACTATAACTATGATAATACAACAGGTATTATTGATTTTGCACCATCAACACCTCCAAACAATAACTCTGTAATCGAGGTAAAGTTAAAAGATCAAAGACATGGTAGTTACAGATATATATCCTTAGAAGACATAGTAAACAACTTTATGGTCTCTTACGTAGGAGATGATAAAATTATTGGAACTGCTAGAAAATTAGATGTTATATTTCATACTAAAAGAGCTATTCAAGAATTTAGTTACGATATATCAAGAGTTGAAAAAATACAAGAGGTAGAAGTGGGAGCCTCATTAACTATTCCTTTTGCACAAGATTATGTTAATTATGTGCAGTTATCTTGGACAGATGCAAATGGATTAGAAAGAATATTATATCCCAGCACAAGTACTTCAAGACCTTCTGAAGCCATACTACAGGATGATCAAGCTAATTACTTATTTGATAATGACGAAAGTGTATTAACAGGTACATCGTTAACAACTGAAAACTTTAAAGGTTTAGAAACTAATGATAGTTTAGGTTTAGATAATGGCGTAGACAATAATGATAATATATTTGGTTTAGGTAGAAGATACGGAAGTAATCCAGAAACAACTCAAGTTAACGGGGTTTTTGTTATAGATGAATTAAACGGACAATTTGGTTTTAGTAGCAATTTATCTGGTAAAATAATTACTATAAAATATATTTCAGATGGTTTGGGTACAGATTCTGAAATGAAAATCCATAAACTAGCTGAAGAAGCAATATATAAGTATGTGTCTCATGCTGTAATTGCATCAAAAGCAAATATGCCCGAATATATAGTGAATAGATTTAAAAGAGAAAGAAGAGCTGCTATGAGAAATGCTAAGCTAAGACTTTCTAATATTAAATCTTTAGAGATGACGCAAGTTATGCGTGGTAAGAGTAAGCAAATAAAACACTAAGTACATGCCGGAAATTAAAGCAAACTTCCTTAAGGGGAAAATGAATAAAGACGCGGATGAGCGAGTATTGCCAGCAGGCGAGTACAAAGATGCTTTAAATATTCAGGTGGGTGTTGCCGAAAATGGAGATGCTGGAAGCATACATAATATATTGGGTAATGCTAAAATAAGTAATATCAATATACCAGGTGCAACTTGTATTGGAAGTATTTCTGATACACAAAATGATAAATTATATTGGTTTATCTACGGGACAACAATTGATGCCATAGCGGAATATGACGTTGTTACCGGAGTAGTTTCTCCTGTTTTAGTTGATACTACCAAACTTATAACAAATTTTTCAAACACGCAAATAACAGCTATAAACGTTGTAGAAGGTTATTTATTATGGACAGATAATAATTCTGAACCAAAAAACATTGATATTGAGTTATTTAAATCTAAATCAATTAATTTTACTACGACAACAAATATATATGATGATTTTATTGCGGCAGACAGACCTATAGTAGAATCAGACATAACTCTTATACGAAAGAAACCAGCTTCAGCTCCTTTTGTTTCAATCAGTACTTACGGTTTTGCAGTACAATCGTCGGGAGTAGATATTACT